TTCGTCATCCTTAGTCGCAAAGTATACACGAACCTTCGTCAAGAATACACCGTTCGGATCAGAAGCATCCACGAAGAATGTCTGAGCGAGAGGGTCAGTATAACCGATGTTAATATCTGTGGTAATGACTTCCGTATCGATGACTTCTTCGGTAGTTTCCTGACCAGTAACCACTTCGGTCTGAGTAGTTTCAGTCTGTACGTCTTGAGCTGTACTGGTTTCAACCGCAGTTTCCGTACTTGTCGTGTAAATCGACTGAGTATTAGAACTTGTTGAAGTTGAAGCGCTACCAGTAACTTCCAGTACACGTGTACTATGCACAATATCCTGTACAGGTTCAATATGACCTGTCGAAGTGAAATTAGTCTTGGCAAAGGACAACGAAGAGTTTTCATCAGGAACACTCACGTCATACAATGCAAATTGTTTTGTACCCGTTGCAAATCTCATAGCAGAGTTGTTCGGAATTTCAAATTCTCCCTGAACCATACCAGCCGCATCAGAAACCAGTAGATCATTTACTCCAGCCTCATACTCACTGTGAGTAACAGAAGGAACAAGACTGGTTGTTCTTGTTTCCGGATTTCTATCGGAGTGAAGAGTGTAGTTGTCTGTTGCGATGCAGAAAGCACCAACATTCACATTATCGAAGAACGGGAAGAATCTTGTATTCGGACGAAGACCTTGACCACGGAAGGAAACCTTACGAGAACGCATCCAAGGAATAGAGATCAAATCGAACACACGCTGTCCTACAACTTCACGTACAGTGTGTTCACCCGTAATTCGGTTTACTGTTGTGGTTGTGGACGTATTAGTGGTGATTTGAGTTTCTGTCGTGTACTCAGTTTCAGTCGTAGTTGTGGTTGTCTGTTCCAGAGTAGTAGTGTCAGTAGTCTCAAAGGTTTCACGAGTTTCCGTAGTGGTAGTCTGGATGGTATCGACTTGACCTGTCTGAACTGTAATAGTGGTTCCAGCACCACCCCGAGGTCTACCATCATTATTAGCGATCCACACATCATCAGCCCACTGTGCTTGAGTTCTCTCATCCGCATTTGCCCATGTGGTTGTTTCTTCATGAGTTGACTGAGAAACGACTTCTGTCTGAGTTCCCAGAGATTCCGTAGAAGATGTCGTACCCGTAACAGTCCAGTCACCAGTTTCTTGAGTCTGCGAAGTACCAGTCACAACAGGTTCAAGAGTGTTAGATGTCTGCGATGTAGACGTACCAGTTACCTGAGATTGAGATGCACCGACCTGAAGATCGTCCAGAGGCACACCACCCCAATCCCATTCGTGGTTGTTCCAGTTAACGGCATTAGAAGTATCCAATACTGTGGGTTGATCGATGATCTGCGGAGGCATGATATCGATTTCTTTCCAGTAGTCAGATGCAGGAGACATCGTGACAGTACCAATAATCTTCTCAATGAAGAAGGGGTTTAGGTTTTCTGTACGAGATGCAACATCCTGTTTGTACCAGTCTACTTCAGAATAGTCAAGAGTGATTAGGTCACCCGATTTCTTGACATTCAATTGTTCGGAATAAGCAGAATCGAAACGAAGGTCAATTACCGACTCTTTCTTAGGTGGTCTCATGAATTTCTTCTGAGGGTCAATCGTTGCCTTGTGTTCGAAGTTCTTGATGTCTGTGAAACCGTGGTTTGCGAAGTTGTCCACAAAGAAACCAGACTTAGTTCTATCCGCCCCGGCAGAGTCAAGTGCTTTCAAAGATTGAGTCTTGAGTTCAAGGAGAGACAGTACAGCCATCTCTTCAACTTTATCAAGTTTAGTCTCAATCTTGTTGATGTCTGCCATCGTGTATCCTTTCAAAGGAAGGATACGGCTCTTCAGATCACGTGTGTGAAGAGTGTAGGGGTTCAATTCAAACTTGTACAGATCAATACAGTCTGTAGGAGTTGATGGGAACGAGGGAGTCAGAGAAGGAGTACCTTGCAAGTATCTCAACTCTCCAAACTTAGAAAGAACAAGTTTGTCCTTACGTCCCAGATAGAACTCAGCATCCAACTCTACTGTATCGGTAGGTTGAGGAAGTTCGTTAACCGTTGTAAAAGAACCCGAACCGTTTGTAGAAGGACGGAAGTCCAATACGTCACGGAGAGATACCAGACGGCCATTGTTCATACGGTGTGCAGGAATGTCTATGTAATCAACCTGACCTGTGTAGGAGTTGACCGCAAAGAAGTCACCTGTACCGTGTGAGAAGTATTTGAATCTGGCAAAGATGGTTGTACCGTTACCGCCAGCGGAGTCCGTGGTGATAGGGCCAGTACGTTTCCAGATAAGTTTACCGTCATCGTAGTGTGTATCACGATGACCTGTATCTAAGGTAAAGTTAGTAAAGATGTTAGTGCCATCGGAGTCGTTGATTCTCACTCTGTTCAGAGAGAAGATATCAGACTGACCAAGTGAAAGGTACTTAACGCCGTCACCGTCAGAGTCTAGTCTACCACTAATTGTGGTTTCTGTCAAGGTCTTTGATCTAATTTTTGCCTGACCTTTCTTGACGTATGCGAGAATCTCTACCGGAGTAGTGGCCAGACCACCTCCTAAAGAAATAGTTGCAGAAGTGCCACCACCCGTCAAACTAATCGAACCGACAGTAGGAACAAAACCATCGGTTGCGGATGCAATGACCCAATCGTTAGTGTTCTCAAAAGTCTCACCTGTGGCAGTCAACGAAATCGTTACGTCACCACTTCCGTTTGTGGTCTCAGAGAATCGACGAGCGACACTCATCGAAATACTAGTGAAGTTCTTCGGTCTAGGAATCGGAGAGTCGAACAACAGAGTTCTTTTCTTAGTCTCACGTAGAGTCGTGTTATTGGTAGCATCGATATTATAGTAATTCGAAGTTCCAGTACCTACAGACCTCACATCACGAAGACTCTTAGTGACATTTGTGATTGCCGTGTTGAATACGTGGAGTCTGTACTGAGAATTTTGGAACTCAGTCAACGCACGAACGTTGGTTCTACCAATAACGTTACCTGTGGCACCAACACCATCATACAAATTTACCTGTTGACACTGATCAAAGTTCAACATACCCTTCGCACCCAAGGTGTCGGAGACTAGGAAATAGTTTGCATAGTCTGCAAGAATACCTTGGTTGTCGATACTAACGGTTTCTTGTGACCTCTTCACAACAATAGGCGTTGATTCAGGTTTATTGACACGATACCCGTCAATGTATGCAAGGCCAGGATCAACAATAAGTTTCATTGTGGTTGCGTTGTTGGGTTCGAATCTTGCCTTGAAATACTTCTTGATGAAATTGCCGTGAATCTCACGCACACGTGTAGCAACGTGTTCGGTAATTTCGTTATAACCTTCGGATGCAGATACTTTAGAAACTTCTCTACCGTCTACGATGTCCGAATAAGGAACCCAGTTATCAGAAGAATCTAAGTCTTCTAATTTAGAAAGAGTTAGACGAATGCGATATCGATCTGCGCCTGGCGAAGAACGGTTGGGTGTAGCACCTTGGTTATCGAACAGAGCATCGTTGTCAGAAGACGTAACGATATCTTCTGTTACTTTGAAAACAATAGTACCAGTATAATTCTGATCGTACTTTCTCAGGTAGATACGTTGTGCAGGAGAGAATACGAATCGACCAACCGCAAAGAATGAACCTTCACCTGTTGCGTATCCAAGAGCCCTACCCGTTGCAGGGTTGACTGCGGTGTCTTCCTGTTGTACATCAAAGGTGTATGTGTTACCATCGATTGTACCCTGAAGAGTTTCATCCGGAGTAACACGAGGAGCCGTATCACCCGCTGTGTCTGTAGGAGTGTCTAAGTATGTTACGTAAATTGTTTCCGGATCAGTTGCAGTCGCCGCTAAAACATCGTTAACACGAACTTTAATATTACTTGTCTGTCCGACAAATACATTTCCTCTAATATCCACAGCACTAGGAATCGGAGTTGTCGATTTAATTTTGACAAACTCAAGCTTTCTTTCAAACGCAGAACCCGCATTGTTAACCGGAGCACCGTCCTTGAAGACGTTTTGTCCTAGACGTGTAATCTCTTTCTGGACAATTGTCTGAAGTTGTGTCAACTCACGTGCTTGTAGGGCCCGCCCACTGTTAAAGAGGATACGATGATATCCATCACTATCAGCGTGATCGTCCTTGTACGTTGTTTTGAAAACCTGTTTATTGAATATCTTTGGCATTTTATTCTACAACCTTAGAGTTGAATTACAATCTTAATGTCTTCTGTTTGGTCTGTCGATCTCTCAACCGCCGCACGATTATCTATGTATAGGAGTTCACCCGACATGGGGTCAAACTCCGGTCTCAAAATATTACTTACCGTTGCAGTAGTTGAACCACCACCCTCTACAATAGAGATAGTCTCACCAGAATCAAAATCACCATATCCAGTGTAATCGCTTTGATGGAAGAAGATTCCGTTAGAGTCCACATCATCGATATACGCTTTCGTTCCGGATGTCGCACCTTGGACAATCAGATCGTCCACGAAAGGGCCATCATTGACAGAGGTCAAGGTCAACTTAGAAAGTCCGAAACCAGTCTCTTGTGTAAACAGTCCATCACTATCCCACTGTTTAATGTTTTTCAAAAGAGACACTTGACGGAACTGTTGATTGATGATAAAATCACCATCTTCGGTTCCAGTCGGTTTGGTGTTGAACATAATCGCACCAGACTTGAGATCGTCACGGGGGTCTGCACCAATACCATTCGGCGGGCCAATGATTGCACGAATTTGTGCAGAGTCACCACCCCCACCATCAATCGTAACACTCGCACGAGTGTATCCTTCACCGAATGCGATAGAACCATCGGAACTATCTTTTACGGTAACCTTAGTGATCTGTCCACCAACCACAGTCGCAACCGCCTTTGCCTTCCCGTTACCATCACCAACAATAGTCAGTGTGGGAGCAGATGTATATCCTGATCCGTTATTAGTAACTACATATCCCAACACCTGTCCTGGCTTAGCGTTCTGTTGAACCAACTGTTGTTCCACGTCTTCTGCGGGAGAGTCGGAGTCAACACCAACTTCATCTAATAGTAGAGTAGCATTTGCACTGTCTTGCATCTTCGCAACGGGGATATACGCAGTTGAGATGAACTTTGACGCTTTCAATGCACCGATAGAGTACAGGAACTTCCACATGTATCCGTCAGCCGTTCGGAAAGGTGTACCAGTTGTTTGTCCTGTGGGTTGTACCGTAGATGCGACTACTTGAGGAGGGTTAGCATTTGTTCTACCCTGTTGTAGACACATATAAATCTGTTGGTTTGAGTTCATCACGTAGTATGCGTTCGTAGGATATCCTTGCTGATCGTCATCATAAGCAGAGTAGACCGCACCGGATGTCCAGTTATAACGAGGAACCACAAACGTCTGGTCAGTAATGTTCTTTACCGATTGAATAGCAAGACGGGTAAGTCTCGCATCACGCAATGAGTTCTCAGGATTAGGAGCAACGTCAGAATCGTTCCAGTCTTCGGAACGTCCAATTGCTGCATAATAAAAGTTGTCCGAATCCTTGATGTCGGTAAGAATATCTCTGATAGAATTCTTTCGTTGTCTGTCAAAAACTATGGCTGCCATTTTTTCGTCCTAATTAACTTAATATTGCACCGGCGGAATCGATACCTGTATTTATTACGATCCATTCAGCGGTATCCCAAACGAGAGTACATGAGTGGTTTACTGGTAGTGTGATTGTGTTAAAGTTCTGCAAGTTTGAAGGTGTGATTGTTGCAGTACCACTGTTCTGGTTAACCAGATACTTGATCTCACCTCTTTCAGCACCGTCTGGCATGGTTATGGTCAAAGCACCACCAGCGTTAAAGAATGTGAGAGGTACACCCACATCAACCGCACCGTTAGATGTCATGATCTGATAAGACAACTTCAGTCTACTTTGAATCTCTACACCACCCGTACCTTTCGCTTTCAGACCAAGATCGATGTTTGTGTTTACACCTTCGGCTGAAAGAACCGGAGTATTTCCGTTCGTTGCGGTCTCCATACCAAAGTGGTTAACCGCACCGGCGGGTGTTGTCAGTTCAATGATCTCATTACTTGCACTGTCTAGAATTTCAGTACCAATCTTAGGGTTGTTCAACAGAGGTGTGTTGAGTGTCTTATTGTTCAACGTCTGAGTGTGATCGTTGAAGGTAAACTCATCATCTCCGGTAAGGAGAGGAAGGTTGATCAACCTATTAGCGGCAATCGCATTGTCACCAACAAACTGGTACTTGTATAGGGCATTCTCCGAATCCATGAGGAACGGATTGACAAGAGTAGATGTCAAGACAGTTTTGTTTGCAATCGTCTGCGTTGCAGAGTCAACAGTAACCTCTCCCGTGAAATCAGGAAGAAGGATAATTTGATCTGCCGTGGGTACGTCTTTACCCAACTTGATATTACCTGTCGAACTATTGAAGATGATGTGGTCACTATCAAAAGAAACGAGAGGCATAAGGACAGTACTATCCCCACCAAGTTTCGAATAGATTTCTTGGAAGTTCTGTTCTATCTTGAGGGCTGCCGCACGGAGGGTGTCACCCGTTCCGTCATTTGCGGTTGTTCCTCTATTGATTACCTGTCTTGTCATTGTAGTTTGTCCTAAAAACTATAGTTCTATTTATACCAGTTTAAGGTATGTATGTGTTGTCAATGTTCTTGTTATAGTCGGAATCAAGCAGTTCATCAAGGTTACTGATTCCATCGGAATCCACCCAATCGAACTTGTCTTGATCGATGGTCTCTGTAGAAGAGAAGTCCATAGACGATCCTTGACGATCCGAATCTTCGTCGAACGTAGGTGCATCAGCCTCAAGGTATTCACCCAAGGATGAGTACAGACCAGCAAGTTCACCAATAGTCTTGTTCTGCAAGTCGATGATGTCGTTACCGCCTGGGTTCGGATATGTTGCTTCCGAACCAAGATTTGCTCTAAACAATTGCATTGTTCCGTCCGGTGCGTTAAAGTTGAACAATCCGGTCATGCTGGATATCGCACGTGTATCCATAGATGCATTACCCTCAATCTCAAACTCAGGAATGTCTTTGAGACCGGGCGGTGGTTGATCTTGAATGTTGAGGTCAAATTGACTTACTA